TACCTTCTAGTTCCACCCAACCACCATATGCAGATGAGCCTGTACCGCCAAACGAAAAACTAGACTCGCCAAAGATCATCAATACACCATCCGTAAATTCTGACTTAGTATAGGTAAAGTAGCCTGCAAATATACTACCTTGCGTACCTAGCATTGCCCTCGCCCATCCATATGTAGTACCGATACCACCACTAGGTGTATGTGAAGTAGGTGTATAAATAAATCCCGTCTTACCTTCACCCCACATAGGCGCACGCGTGGACACAGATGCCGACCCACGAGTAATAACAGACTCACCAGCCGTAAATGCAAATGAACCAGTACCCTCAATATCTCGGTCAACTGTATATCTATACCCACCTGTGATAGCAACTCCATCATTCGTGACACGTATCCATTCTTTTCTAGTCGCTTCAGGCGACATATAAATCATACTATTACGATTCATAGTCTGTGTTTTGACATCAATGGTAAGCGCATCATCAGCTAGATCATTCAACAATACATCACTAGCATCATTTACTATGAATGTACCTGCTGTACTATGTTGGGTATTAGTCTGGGTAACTGTGCTTTTGAGTAAACCACGAGCAGTTATATTTTGAAACTCAGCCGATCCGTTAGTGCCATCTATATTAAAACCGCTACTATTAGCAGTATAATTGCTAGACCTAATATACTTATTGTTACCATCAATAACAATGTTGGGAGCAGCCGATCCAACAGTGATCTTTTGATTGCCAGCATCTAGCACTATACCAGTAGCAGTAAGAGTGTTACCAGATACAGTCCAACCACCAATCGTACCTGACGTAGCTGTAATACTACCTGTAATAGTAGCGTCAGTAGCTGTTATGCCACCATCTTTTTCTACTCTGAAGGGTGCTGATCCTGCCGTAGCATGTCCGACCCATATTCTATAAGTAGCATCCTGGCTATCAAGTTTTACTATATTATTGCCAGTGCCTAATAATAGATAACCAGCACTAGCTAACGTAGCATCGTTTTTAGTTAGATTAGCCGCATTGATGGTCCATCCAGCTATCTCACCACTAGTAGCATATATAACACCTCTAGCTGTAATATCGTTGAACTCCGCATCGCCATCGCCTTCGATCTGCCAGCCAGCAGACCCAGCCGTGTAATCCTCAGATTTCAGCCCACCACCAGAAAACGCCACACCCACACCTGACTTTTCTAATGATAACTGTCCTATTTGTGTGGTTGTATTAATCGTGGTTACACTAGATTGCCCTGCCAAAACACCTATTTGCATAGATATTTTATCTATTAGATCAAGTTTATTAGCGAGCTCACCTTTTTCGGCATCTGTTATTAGGTCTTGATCTTTTAGTATTAGTGTTGCCAACCTGCTACTAGGCATTATATCCCTACCTTATCTTTTACCGCACTTACTGCCATGTCAAACGTTTGTATTTCACTCTCAGTAAATGTCACTAATGGAGCTAACCACCCGCCATGTTCTACAAACAATCTAGCCTCATTAAATTCATCATGTGTATTTTTTTCCCCTTGATGCCAGTACGATCCCTCTACAGAAATCGGTATATTTTCAGGGGGACTTGACACAATAAAATCCAATACCATTGATCCTGGTAGAGATTGTCCACCAAAAAATAGTGTTTGAAAAACTATATCATGTTCATCATAACCAATTTCCAAAAGTGCCAGCCATACTCGCCACTCCAAATCGGTGGCGTATTTACCTTTAATATAGAATGGCGGCTGTTGTTCACGCCCCGCCTGCACCTGCCTTTGTTTTTCACCAGTAGTATCAGTTCTCTCCCTAGCTTGTCGCGTTTGATTAGCAAACCTAAAAGAACTAGACCTGTGCTGTTTACGCTTCGAGTATGTTGATATTGCCAAGCCAACGCACCGTGTCCGTTTCGCCAGCATTGAACTCAGTCATATTTAAGCTGGCAGGATCCAAAAATACCGTTTTGTTATCAGTAAGCTCGTCTACTGTACGCATAGTCAAAGGTTGTGCTCCCTCAGCCCATGTCCGTAGTTGCGATTCTACAGTATCAGGCTCTTGGCTGTCTTCGTCACCGTTTAGGTCAGTCATAGCACGACCAATTTGGAAAGTAGTAGCATATTGAAATTTCACAGGTAACTTTGCTACCATTTCCGTAACAGTAGCAGTAACTCTAGGTGTAATGGAATTATCGTTGGTGATCAGTCTAAACCTGAACCTGATACGTCTACCAGTTACATCGCTGGATCCAATTGTTTGTGTTTGTATTGGAGACGTATTAAATGTAGCTAAATTAGTCCAGGCATCACTATCCTGACTGTCATCCTTTTGGTAATCAACTACAACTACTATATTGGACGCAAGTTTTTCGCTAAATATCTTTAATTCATTGAAAAACTTAGGTAAATCAACCATACCCTGTGCCATCCAGGCTGTGATCCAATAGCCTTCGTGTTGAAATGTCATATCGCCATCATGGTATGGGTTAAAGGTTTTACCAGGGTAGGGCATATAAACTAAATCCCCACCAACTCCAGCCCAAATCTTATGCACCTTATCAGGTACGACCTGATAGGCTAATGACCTTATGCGCACTCCTGTTTCGGGAGCTCGCATCAATTCAGACCATCCGTTCTCATATATTAGAACTGAGCTCGTACCGCTATCCCCAGCATCCATACTGGCTACTATATATTTTACTATTGGCAGTAATGCTGTTATAGGTCCTTGTCTACCTGTAGGCATACCTGAGCCTTTGACGGGTCCCACATCATCAAGAGTACGCCCATACAAACGTTCTAAGCTGAACATAAACGATAAATACAAAAACGGTGAATGGACACCTGCTGCCGCTCCGTTGATCGTATCCATTTGTGTGCCAAAGTCTGCTGACAACTTATCAGGTCGATCATTGTTGATAGCGTAAATACCATCCTCTTTGAAAACGAATACCATATTGTCGTAATCTAACATATTGGTAGCTTCTGCGGCATTGGATCCTACACGAATAGCTCCTCCAAACGTTAGATTGGTCCCCCAGGCAACCGCAGTAGCACGACTAGCACTTACATTGCCGTCACCATCACTATTATTTGCCCGCCACACTTGGTAGCCGTTTATTTGATCTCTAAATGTGTGCATAAATACTGCTTTGTTTGTACCGTCAGCAGCCCACTCGGTGGTAAACGTCCCGCTATTATTGTATTGTCGCATTCGCCTTAAGGCAGTATCGTCACCCTGAGCAAAGTAACATACATCATCCGCAGGAGCAATATCCGTAACAGCTTTTGTTAGACCATGACTGCCAATTTCGGTCCATTTATTACTTCCCAATATTACATATTCAGTGGTTGTGGTGTGTGTTTCAAAAAACGCGGATGCTACCGTTAGAGCCGTGCCTGTATTACTACTAATTGAACGTGTCTCTCCCTTTCCTGGTCCTTTTACGATCTTTACTACGGACCCTGCCCACTCATTAGTGGTCCACGACTTTGTTCCATCGTTCAATAGTGCTTTATTGGCACTATTAGAGTCTGCCGCCCCTCGATCACCGTTTATCCAAACTTTGGGTGCCACAGTAGTATCGTCAGCTACTTGTACAGCATATAATGCTTGACGATAATGAAAGAACTTCCAATTACTTGGTACCACCACATCGCTAACCCTATAATATGGGTTGCCTCCAGTAGTGGCTATCTCCCAATGATTAGCTGTAGTACCAGCCGTACTAACTAGTTTGACCTTATAAGATGTACCTGATGAAAGACTTTGCGTAGTAGACCAATCGAACGAGTGTAATACACTTACTGTATCGGTTATCACCGATGTGTTAACTGTAGCACTTTTTAATACGCTGTCGCTGGCATCTAGCAATTGACACGTCAGCACCTCAGTTGGAGTACCTACTCTACGTATCCACACCTGCGCCCGATCAGCAGCATACGTAGCACTAGCAGTAAACGTGCTTACCACATTAAGACTGCCAGTAACTAAACTTGTCCAGGTAACACTACCTGGTAATGATATATCTTGACTACGATAGCCAGTACCATAACTCCATTGTGGAGCGAGGGTAACTTGATACTCAGACATCATCCAGGTGTTGTGGTTATCATAGAACGCATTCTTATCGCGCTCAAAATTTTCCTGTCCTCTACCACCTAACCAGTTGTCTTGCGCTATAGCCGAATATGGCGGCTCCATATCACTGTATTTGCTTTCTCCACTAGCAGTACGTAAACTAGATCGCCTATAAGGCACACGCCTCATTGCCTGAATAGAAGGACGAAACGAGCCCACCCCACTAGCATTGCCTACTAAAAGACCAATAGTGGTTGAACCGTCAGAAAGGGATATATGATGACTTGGATCTGCTGTGGTGGGGTTTACTGTTATAGCCACAATGTAATCACAGCCTTACACGGGTGTTCGTATTAGTGTAAAGGTCTTTTCCTCCATCCAAAACGCAGGTAAACTTTCAGGCTCATGTATAGGAAATAGCCGTTTGACCCGTTCAAGATCGGCTTGTGCTTCGTTATAAAACTGCACAGCCGTACTGTTTGAGGCTCCAACCTTCATAAGTCTCCATCTAAATACTTTAGCTAACGAAGCCGCTACAAGCAATTTTTGTGGTATGTACTCGGAGACAGTATCGCTATCATCCCTTAATTCGGAATGATTTGCCATATAGATCAACTTCAGATCATATCCTGAAGCCAATTGTTCATTAAAAATAAGTTTGCCGACACTACCACCAGCAGTCCACTCAGTGCGCCAGTTACGTAAACGTCTCCATCTTTTAGGTGTACTAGTGTCTTGCGCCATCCATACTTGGCGCAAATCTTCTTTTGCCACAACTGGCAGATTGTATTCACGCGTATTAGCGGCTGTATCTAAAGTTGTGCTATCTACCGTGCCTACCCGTCCAAACTCCGTTAGTGCCTCATTTACAGACTGTATCATTGCCCAACGAGGATACCGTTTATTCATAACGCCATAGCGATCATTAGCCGCTACTGCCGCACTAAACGCTGATGCCGCAGGCACTGTTATAGTGCTACTACCAAAGTCACTAACTACCCTACTTTGCTGTTCGGGAGCGGCACTAGCACCCCCTGCATCATAAGTAATAAACGCAGTACCTTCATTGAACGCATCAGCAGATTCATTGCGTTCAACAGTATCAACTATAGTAGTGGTGGAGCCACCTGTTGCTTTACCTTCTCGAAGCATAGCTGTACCCCGCGCTACTCCAAGCAAAACGTCAAATAGCTTCATTATTCGTTTAGTTTAGTAAGTAGACTTATATCTCTTTCAACCATCTCTTCGCCATTTTCAGCTTTTAGACGAACCGATTTTTGGTTTACCTTAGATACAATCACAGGACCATAATCGTCATGTACCAATTGATCTCCTGTTTTAGCTTCAGACCATGCACCAAGAGCATGTCCCATAGTGCTTTTTACCTCTTTCCACGGTAACTCAGGTACACTAAATGCTTTCTTTTCTCCACTAGCACGCACATCGTAAGAAAAATCCCGCTCCATAAGTACCGCTACCTCATCAACGTCTCGACCTAAATGCTTAGGTACAGTAACATCATTGAGAATTGCAGACCCATTATCGAATTTTACGCCATATGCTTTACCGTTGTAACTTCTTTCAGGAGTGTTTACTACATATTCAGCCATGATTTACCTCTCTTATTATTGTAATATGGACGGGTTGTCTATACTTAAGCAGACACTCTGATTGCTTAACAACCCGTCCGTATTATGTTGACTTTACGATACTACGGTTTCGTCAGGCCCAGGGAAACCACTGGCAATACCATTAGCCATTGTGAAGCTAGGGGTAGATGATCCACCTATATCATAATTCAAACGCAAATACCTCTTGCTAGATTGAACCCTACGGGTATGCCTACCTGTTGCCGTAATCTGGTCAAAGGTAGCCAACGCCTTATAAGTAGAATTGTCCGCACTTTCCTGTACCACTATATCCATAGTTGGGGAGCTTCCTGAAACGGCTGAGACTGCAACTTCAATCACAACACCATTTGCAGGAGTAGCACCTAGATCTAGGACAGAGCTATTACCGTCCGCAGTAACTGCTGCGGTTGTGAACATTAAATTACTATCAAACATTTTCCATTCCTCCTAGCTTGCCGCCATCTTGAAGCCCTTGATACGAGCAAGGCTGTATTGTCCAACCTGTTGGAAGCCATACACCCAATCAATTCTGCGTAACATTTGAGGGGCAGTTTCCATCTCGCCAGATACTTCGTAAGGGGCTATATCGTTTAGCTGTAAACCACGGAATGCGTCATCAGCATTAAAACGTGCCACATAGATTGACGAACCGTCATTTCCACCATCGCCTGGATCTTCAGTAGAGGTGATTATCTCGGTGCTTTGGTCAGCTTTCAGACCAACATCAACCAATCGAGCACCCTTAAAGTGATCGAAAGAGCGATCCCACTGGTCAGTAGCATCAGCTAATAGACCAACACGTCTCAAGACCTGTCCAACACCGAGCCAAGTGGCTTCATTCATAATAAAGCAGGTTACATCCAAGTCTGCTGGTCCACCAGATGCTCCCGCTTGGGAACGGTGTCCTACATACTTGACTGCTTTATGCAAAGCATCAATGAAAGAATTTTCATTAGCAGTGCTTGCTAATACTTTCAAAGCGTCACCACCGGAAGCCAAATCAATGGACATCCGACTTGGTAGGTTGGAAACTCTTTTTTTCATACCCTCTGGGGTATCAGGGTCCGATGCGTGATCACCATTGACAGCTATGTTATTAAACTCATAAGCCATCGCTGTGGTTTTTTGTTTTGTTTGTGTGGTAACGGGGTCCTCAATTACCGATTTATCCATAAGTAGAACGCGATCTATCTTGATTTCACCGCCTAAGATGAACAGGGTTTCTGATACCTGTTCGGTCTTACCAGTTGATTCCGTGTAAGAAGCACCAATACGTCTGTGAGCTACGCTAGGAAGCTGATCAGCTTGCCAACGAGTAGACGTAACGCGCAATGCGTTAGTGTTCTGAAAAGGAATCAATCCGATTAAATCAGATTTACGCAACAGATTGGCAATAATGCCTTGCTGTAACGGGTCGCGGCTCTGCTTATAAAGTTCATTAAGCGTTAGAGCCATGATTTTTTATCTCCTAAAGTTTCTTTTCTATAGACCAGCTTTTTTTCTTAGACCGCTATTCGCACGATCATAAAGTTGGTCTAGGCTTACCGCAAATGGATTTGGTGGAGCACCAGCCCCAGCAGGTCTGCCACCACCCGAAGGTACTGCCGCCTGCGCGGGCGCACCATCACCGCCACCTTGTTCACGGTTTATTTTGTTGCGACCTGCTTCTGCAATGCTATTGAAATAATCTTCTGGTGTTCCATCTGTTACCAGGCTACTCCATTCTGGGTCACTTTCAGCTAATCCAAAACTGGTTATCATTTGTTGACCCGCGTTAGAAATACTTTTGATCTCATCGTCTGACATACCAGGATTTTGGTCTGGTTGTCGATAGGCTTCCTGGATGATTTCATTCCGCAATGCTTGTTGTGCGGCATCATCTATATTGACACCTTGTTTTTCCAATTGTGAAATAAGACCATCTGCTTCACCTAAACGTTTTTGCAACCCCATTTCCAACTTTGTTGCACGTTGGTCTATACGGGCTTGCCATTGAGACGAAAGACTTTCTAAACGCTCGTTTAGCAACGCATCTAGGTCACTTTTAGTCATACTACCTACTTCAACAGAAGCGTCCATGTCCTGCGGCTCCACATTGGTATTCTGCGAAACTTTAGCGTCCTGCTCCGATTGTGCCATATTATCCTCCATAGGCTATTTGGTATTTTATCATACCTTAATCTAATCTGTAAATCTACTGCACTAATTCCGTCCCTAAAGGCGTGCCACGTTTTTCAACATGGTCTACTAGCCATACTTCAAAGGGATCACTACTTTGTGATAGTTCCCACTCGTTTTGTAAAGCCCGTGTAGTAACGTCATTGAAACCGCCTGTCATTATACTTGCCATGAACATTCGTGCCAATGCTGGGTTGTTTGTCAAAAAGTCCTCGCCTTCCACTCCTTCCTCAGCAGGCTCTTCGCCTTCTTGTGGTTTAGTAATGAACGGCAATAGTTCAGGGTAATGGGTCTTATAGTAAGTGCGCATATCCCAATACTGTGGTATGTCAGGATTATCCAACAAATACTGATCGGCAGCATTTTCGGCTTCTTCAACTGCCTTAGCTAGTTCAGGATTTGCCTCTTCCCATTCCCGTTCCAGATCCCAACCCTCTTTCAAGTGAGGGTTAGCTTCGTGAAACTCCTCTATTTCAGGATGGTTTTTGTCGAAAGCATCTAGAGTATCTTCCATTGTTTTGATTTGTTGTGTATAAAATATACTACGTTCACTTTTACGCTTGCGCGGATTTTCTTCTAGATAATCCATAAGCTGTGGTGATCGGTTACGCCAATCGTCTTTCCATTGTCTATGCGCCTCTAATTCTGGATGTTGGGCTTCAAATATTTGTCGTTCTGGATATTTCTTTGCCCATTCGTCAGCAAATTGCCACGCCCGTATAAGTCCTGTGTCTTCTCTAAACTTCTTGAGCTCTGAATATGGGCTATCATCCGCGTATTTAGCGTCCCAATATTCATTCAACATAGGATTTGCATCCCTATACTGTTGTAAATCATCTTTAGATCCACCAGCGTTTTTGATAGCGTAATACTCCGCTTCTAACAAACCTGCTCCTGGATAATTAGTTTCTCGCCAATCGTTAGTGCTTTGGCGCAGTTCTGAATACTTGATATTATCTTGTATGTAATTTGGATAAAAATGGTCCCTAGTAGCGTAAAAGTCTTTGACTGATTGCATATCATACAATTCGCCATACACTTTACCTATATCTGGGAACAAACTGTTTTGTTCAGAGTAATATAGCGCATAATCCTCTGCTAGTGCGTCAGGTGGTGGTGCACTAACTGTTACTAATGAATTTTTAGGGATATTATGATATTGCTCCCACAATTCTTTGCGATTTGGGAACAAAACTCTTAGTAGAGATTGTTTATCCTGAACAGCAGGTATATCAAAATATGCCTGCTCTACTTCATTAAAGTCACCATCGCCTAAATCTTCTAATAACGCGGCAACTGCCAATGATTCAGGATCCTGTATTTTCATGTCACGTAACGTGAAATACTCTGATTGGCGTTCATAAAAGTCATTAGCGTCCTCGCCTTCACCTATCAACTGAGCTCGCAAACGTAGGTATTGCTCGTACTGTTCGGCTACTTCAGGCGCAGCGTACTCTATTGGTACAGGCTCCACAGCACGATAATCCTCAAAGTCAGGTATGTGCTCACCTAGTGATTTAGCCCACAACGCTAACGTCTCCGTAGCGATAGCATCGTAATCACGCTCGCCCTCCTGTGGTTTATTGAGAAAACCAACCTGAAAACCTTCACCAAGTGCTTCTATAGCTTGTTTGTTATGTAATTTAGGTAGAACCCGTAGATTG